ACCGGACCACAGGGTATTCAAGGAGTCCAGGGTATTCGAGGTGTTACCGGTGTAACCGGTAGAACCGGGCCACAGGGTATTCAAGGAGTAACCGGTAGAACCGGGCCACAGGGTATTCAAGGAGTAACCGGTAGAACCGGGCCACAGGGTATTCAAGGTGTCCAGGGTATTCAAGGTGTTACCGGTGTAACCGGACCACAGGGTATTCAAGGAGTAACCGGTAGAACCGGGCCACAGGGTATTCAAGGAGTAACTGGAGTTCCGTGGCCTTATATAAAGTTGGTAGACTCAAGGGCGGCGGGAACAAATGGCGATGCTATATCAGCATCAACATGGCTGAAAAGAACCTTAACGGAAGAATCTGATACGGGAGGTATATGTTCAATATCTTCAAGTGTATTTGTTCTTGCTGCAGGCACTTATGAAGTTAGAGGTGTTACTGTATCTTATGCTGTTACCAACATGGCTGCAAGAATACGTAATACTACAGCAGGGACAACATTGGTAATTGGCACTTCAACAATGTCGCCTGCTGTAGGTCACAATATTCCTTGTTTTATTGCTGGAAAATTTACTGTTGCTGCTTCACAGAATCTTGAATTTCAAACTTATAGTGATGGGGCGAGTGCTTATGGTGGCGGTGTTGCTATAAGTAATGATAGTCAAAATGAGGTATATACTATATTAGAATTTCACAAAGTAGGATAGGAGGGAAAAATGATTATAAATGTTTTAGATTTTTTATCAGCAACAGTAGCGTCAGAAAAGGCTGTTACAAAGGAGGGAGAAATAGAATATGTTGTTCTTAGTAAGAAACAATATAACAAGGACACGGGCGTAGAAGAAGAACCTTTAATAAGGAATGTTACAAAGGCAGAGTTAGATTATTTAATAAATGACCTAGACTCTAGGATAACATCCTTGCAAGAACAGAAGCTGATGTTAACCAATATTTTAAAACTATTTGTAGAGGGTTAAATGGAAACAAAATTGTTACTTCAAGATGTGCTTGATATTAAGATTGTTATTCCTTTGGGGAAACTTAAACTTGATATTTTTGGAGGGGTGGATTTGCCAGGTGGGGCTTTTAAAGGTTTGCATAAATTCTTTGCATCACTACAACAGGAGGGAATGTAATGCAGTATCAAACAGGTACGGTATCAGTTACCAATGGTTCAACAACCATTGCAGGTTCAGGCACAGCTTGGTTAACAAATGCAAGTATAGGTGACCTGTTTAAGATAAAGGGTGAGAATGTTATTTATACAATTGCAACAGTTGACTCTGACACACAACTTACTTTATCTGCCAATTATGCCGGAGACACTGATTCAGGGTTACAGTATCAAATAGCTCGTGACTTTACTCCAAATTTAAACCTATATGAGGTTTGGGCAGGAGATAAAGATTGGCCTTTTCATCTTACTGTCAGCACATTAAGGAAGTTAGACACTCTTCTTGGTATTATAGAAAACATTAGCAGCACAACCACCGATGCCGTAAAAACAACTATATTGGATAGAACCTTAGATGAGGGTTATGTATATCTAATACGTGCCAAAGTCACGGCTAAAGAAGGTGACACGAACCGCGCAGCATATGTTCGTGAAGCATTGGTATACAGGGCCTCCGGCGGTAGTGCAACACTTCAAGGAAGTGTAAATGCCCCATTAACTATTGAATCTGATTCGGACTGGGATTGTACAATAGAAGTAAGCGGAAATGATGTCCAATTAAATATTACAGGAAAAGCTGCCACGACAATAAACTGGACAGCTTCTTGGGAAATTATGGAAAGGTGATAAAGCTACTCCTCATATTCTCATCCTCATGTTTCACCCTCCAACAGACCGGCCCCACTGCCCAGGGGCCGGTCATCCTTTTATCTAATTGATAGCTGTACGTGCTATTGAATAGTTTGGATCTTTGAACAACAATCGTACTATTGATTCCGCAAAGGAAAAGTCTCCTACATGCAATGCTGCTATCAATGCAATTTTTCTTTCTGCGGCATCCATTTGAGCTACATTCATAGGAAAAATACCGATCTTGAATTTTGCATCTTGTGTTGCTTTTAACACTCTGTATGCATCTTTATACTGTTTAAGTTTTGTATAGTATTCTCCTAATGCCATATGAACCATTTTGTTATTGGGAAAAATCCTATCACAACTTTCCAAGGTTAGTATTGCTTCCTTTGTAAATCCCAGCACATCAAGAATAGAGCTCTTTGTAAGGAATGCCATTATAAGCATATCTTTTGATGTTTCAGTCGGCTCCTCTTGCCATAAGGATAAAGCTAAATCTATTTTCTCTAACCCTTCACGAAATCTCCCTACAGCAGATAAAGAACGTGAATAAGCCAAGGCATTGTAAAAATCTAATTCTCCATCCTCATCTTGTTCTTGTAGGATGCTTATGTTTCTAAGTAGTTTGTTCTTTATTTCTATGTCAGAATTATATCCCAGATGATACATTGGAACATCCAGGTGCGTGACCTTGATGCCATTCTTTTGTAATGTTCCTATTATTTGTTCATGCACCCTGCCAGAGAACCGTACAGTATCTAATCTTGGAAAAATTCTTAACTGACCAGATACAACCTGTCCTTCAGGTTGAATGCTTATTAGTGTTACCATTAAAGCGGTATCTGGATGATCTTTTAAAAATCTTTTTGCTTGTATATAGGACATAAAAGGCAAATCATCATCGGCATCTATCCACCATACATAGGACATTGTGGCATGATCAATTGAAGTATTCCTTGCCTTGGAAAAATTAATTTTTCCATCAATCCAAGGTTCCTCGATTAATTTAATGCCATAGTTTTTAATTATATCCTTGGTTTTGTCCATGGAACCAGTATCTACAATAACGATTTCATCAGCGAACCTGGTAATGTTTGGAAGGAGCCTTAACAAATTCTTTTCCTCATTTTTTACCATCATACAAATTGAGATAGTCGGCCCTTCTTCCTTTAAACTGTTTAAATCAATATCAAAGTTGTTTAAAAGCCGGGTTTGGTAAGTACTGTTATCTCTCATATACAGATTCTGATCTTCGTTTTTCTGATATTGAGCATCCATAGGTTCACCAGTCCATAAGGGATGGTCATGCCGAATAATAACCATGTCAATGTAGGTTTGTTTGTTTAATACCTTTGCCCTTTCCATGAAATCATTATCAGCAAAGACTGAGATATAGCCTGGATAGTAAATCCAACCAAACCTATCATAGTACTTTTTTCCACAGATTGGCAATGTGTTTAACTGTGAAACCCCGTCGTTGAAAAACAAAACACCATCCAAATCTGGATATGCTTTCTTCATCCAGGATCTGATGATATTATCAAATCCTTGTATTTGAGGTATCATATCATCGGCAATGGCTACGATAATATCCCAATCTTGGCACAGTTCCACATCTCTGTTTATAGCCTCAATTTTTGTTTGGCTTAGGCCAATGTTAAAGATCAGGTTTTTATATCGCCCTTCCATCAACTTGGGTAAGTACTCTTGCAGGTTAGGATCATCACTATCAAGACTAATTAAAAACATAAAGTTTTCTTTGTCTTGAATGTAGTCATAATACTGGTCAAGTACTTTAAAAAACTTTTCTGGCCGGCTCCTTGATGGAAACTTAAACAGAATCTTCATTTTTCTTCCTCCTCTTCCTCTTTATAGTCAGCTGCATAAGAAATCAATGAACCAATCAACCAAGATGCTGGGAAGATAAGTAAAATCCAAAGCCAGCTTTTTGGTTGTAATCCCCATCCGTACGTTAAGGTGAGAATAGCTGCACCATATATAACTGTGTAAGAAAAAAGTGCAGCTAACACCTTTAATAGTTTTAGGTAGGCCTTTGTTTTGTTTTTCATTGTTTCACCCCTTATCATTTTCTCGTTTGAGTTTATTGTAGATCTTGTGGCATTCTTTTCTTTTGCAGAGAAGCGTGACTGTCCATTTGCTGTAAAACGGTCTGCCACAAACGATGCAGTAAATCTTCCATTTTTTTGGACCGACTTTGACCCTGTTCGGTCTTTCAAATTGAACCTCCTTTACTTTTATTTCGGGTAACTCTTCCCAGCCACATTTATAACACCAATAGACATTAACTCTATGGAGTTTGTCCCAGCGTTGCCCAATATTTTTCTCTCCACAGTGTTTACAGTCCACTTCGCTTTTTTATAGACCACTTATTCGACTACCATTTTCCTCTTTTATGATTTCAATTATCCCTGAGAATTCTCCTCGGGTGTGTAACGATCTTTGATCAACAATAAAGATTCTTTTTTGGGTCGAACGTGCCCTGTCGTTTAAGATTTCTAACAAATCATCAATCCCTTCTTCTGACAAGAACTGAGAAGGTTCATCATATATTTCTATATCCCAATCCAATCCGCGTCTGGAACGGATAAAATCAATCAACCCCATTGTTCCAGCTAACCGAAGCCTTTGCCCTTCACCCCCGCTCCATGCTTCAAATGGGACAAGCTCCGAGTTGTACGGGGAAAGGACTTTAATCGTGAAACCACTTGAAAGTGTTCCACGCTTGGTTTCTTTTTCAATATCTAATACCACTTGCCAATCAGGCATTCCAAGTTGTTGAAGATTGTTGTTGATTTGAAGTTCTAATTCTTTTAAGGCATCTTCAATAACCATTAATCGTATCTCTTTAAATCCTTTTTTCCAAAATGAGAGTATTTCCAATTCCTGTTCTGTTTCTTTAATTATATATGAAGTATACATAACTCGTCTATTTAAAAAATCAATTTTGCGTTTGTTCTTTTTCTTTAATTCAAGATAAGGATTGACTTGATCTTGCAATTCTTTAATTGTTTCAGTTTCTGTTTTTATCTTTTCAGTGTATTCATGAATATAAGAATTGAGACGAACAATGTCAGTTTCTAAAAACTTGAGGTCTTTTTGAGCTGTTTTCAAGGCATAATTTAATTTCTCATACTGATCTTTATATGTTTGTACGGTACGCTCTAAACCCGCTTGTTTTCCCCGGTTTTTGACAATACAAGACGTTTTTTCCTGTTGTTCCGCTTTAAGTTTCTTAACTTCCCGTTCAATATGTTGTGCTGTTACCTTTTGACCACAGTAAGGGCACATGTTTTTAATCCCTTTAAATTTCCCTAATTCCTTATCTAACCTGGCAGAATCATTTACAAAGGCTTTAGTTTCCTCTTGTATTTGAATCAATTCCTTTTCAGATTTACTTAAATCTTTCTGCAACTGTGTAACCTTTGTTTCTTTTTCTTGTTCCTCTTTTGCAAGCCTTGTTTGTCTTTTTGTCATGAATATACAATCTTGTTTTTTATCCTTTACCTCTTTTGTAAATTCTTGAATAAGATTCTTCCCTTGTTGTATTTTATCCTTCCTGTTTTCTTCCCAGGCTTTTAAATCGTTTTCTATAGTTGTTGACAATGATCCTTGGATTTGGCCTTGTAGGTGAGCGCTCTCTTGTTTTAACTTGTTAAGAGTATTTTCATTATCTATAAATAATGTTTTACATTTGTCACTCCAATCATCCCACTGTAAAATTGTTTTGCCCATAATGGAAGAAAACATAGTCATTTTTTCTGCAGGTGATAAGTCAAAGAATTTTACCCCTTGTTGGGAGATTAAAATAGAATACAGAAAAGATGTAAAATCCAATCTGATTATTTTTTCAAGATTTTCTTGGGAAAGGGTTGTTCCATTGAGAGTCAATGTATTAGGGCTTTGGGTTCTTATAAGTTCATTTACAGTTGCCTGATCTTCAAATGTAAGTTTAACCTTACAAGTTTTCTCCCCCCAGGTTACTATATTAGATGCTTTTAAATTTGTAGAAGTTTTGCCAAAGAAGAGCCAACAGAGCGCTTCAAATAAAGAACTTTTTCCTGCTCCATTGGCTCCGAGTTGTGGTTCGGTTGTATTCCTTCCTGATACAAAATAAAATCCTGGAGGCAATACTTGGAAGGAAAATATTTGTTGCTGTACAAAGGACCGGAACCCTGTTATTTCTAATGAGAGTGGTTTCATTGTCTATTCTTTTTTGTTATCCTGTTCCAGAGGTTTTGTATATGTTGTTGCATCTTCCCTGGGGGCAGCTTTTAGAATACACAGAATAAAATCTTCACGAACAGCATAAAGCTGTTTGCCTTCAATTGTCATAGGCTCAGATTTTGTCCTGGCAAACATTACAACATCATCTTCTTTGACAGTTGTAGGCATGAAAACACCAGCTTCGATTCTTCCAGGCCCAACCTTTCTTACAATGCCTTTAAAGAAAACAGACGTTGCTCTTGTTTCAGGAAGAATGAGACCCGACGGAGTTGTCTTTTCTGTCAGCTCTTCTACCAATACTGCATTAAACATCATTTTCACATCATCATACATAAGATCCTCCTATTATTTTTATTGCACCATTTGTTTGGTCTAATGATAATCCTTGCCTTGCTGCATAAACAGTAACCCATTCTTCTGGTGTACGTTTTCCTTTTTTATCTACCACCATAGTTGAAGTAGCTATTCCTGTCTTTTGTTTTGTTGAAATCATTCCAATGCCAAAGAGGTGACCAACAAGAACTTCTACCCTCTTTTTTATCTTTTCCTTAATCTCTTTATAATTCGAGAATTCAATAGGATCTAATCTAACAGTAACTTTTACCTGGTCTCCTGTTTGAATTACTTCCAAAGGACTAAGATCTTGATTGTCTATTATCAAATGTAGCTTTTTTGGAAACCTATGTCCTGTTTGTACACTTGTTTCTTTTTGGTCAAGGACAAGAACTCTACCGGTATAGATATCTCCAAAATAAACATGGTAAGGTGCACCAACATAGGTAATATTTTCAATTACCTGTGGCACATGTAGATCACCTGAGTAAACTTTCTTGGCCTTTTTTACAAAATAGGTAGCAGGGAGTTTGGTATCTATTATATAGCCTGATTGTGTTTGTCCACCTTGAACACTTTGGTGCATGAAAACATAAGTATAAGGTCCGGTAAACTTCTTCCATTCTTCCATTGGATTATTACTGTATGGAAGATATAAAATAGTTTCCTTAGAGTGGGCAACATGTTGTACCAAAGGCTCAGTTATAAACTGAATTTTGGTATGATGATTAAGAAAAGTAAAGTAAGGTCTTGATCGGTCAATAAAGTCATGATTACCTGTAAGTATTTTTATTGACAATAACCGGCCATCATCAAATAAAGAAAAAAGATGATTTAAAATAGAATTAACCAATTCAGAATTATGTTTATCTTTTTTCTCTGTAATGTCTCCGAGAATGATAAGATCATAATTAGAAAACTTTGAGGAAACTTCTCGGACAATTCCAAAGATATTGAATCGGTGCCTATCTTCAGGTTTATCCGTTAAATGCAAATCTGACATTAAAATGGTAGACTTCATTAAAATAATCTCCATAAATGTTCTTGCCAAATCCTGGCAATACTTGGCCAATCAAAATTCATTTTTTGGATCCAAAGCTGATTACCTTCACTAAAACTTTTCCAAACTACATTGTTGTTATATAATTGTACGGTTTCCATTACAAATTTTTCTTGATATAATTGAGAATAAGGACTCCCTGGTATAAGAATATTAAAGGCTTTATTTAATGTTGTTGACAATGCTCCCATATCTGTTGTTATCATAGGAACACCAGCCGCCTGTGTCTCAAGTGCAGTTATACAAAAGGTTTCAAAAAAGTTATTTGGATAAAGACACATAGAAGCAGAAAGGAATTCTTTAGCTAAAACTTGTTTAGGAACTCTTCCTGCTAATGTTATTTCAGGATGGGTGCTTATCCAGTTCATTACCCTTTCCTTTTGTGCTTTGACTGAGTTTTGCCATTCCTCTGATTGATTCCATGTCTTTAATCCATCCCATCCATAATAAATGGTTAGTGTTAAATCCGGAAGTTGTTCTTTAATTTTGTCCCACATCTCTATCAAAATATATAACCCTCTATCAGGATTGCTGCTATAGATAGCTTTGTTCTTATCTCTGTTTTGGGGTGGTTGGAATAATTCTGTTCGTATACCAAGTGGTATTATAAAAAATTTTGTAGAGTTAATATCATGACCAAATCTTTGGTAGGTATAATCACGATGCCATGGTGAGGAACAAATATAAAGATGACAATCAGTAAAAACTTTTCTACCTTGTGGGTCTGCATAGTAAGCATCTTGTAACCATAAAACCTTTTTAGCCTTTGTTTCAAAATAAAAACTGTCATACCATCTTGAGGCTATAATAACATCAGGTTCTATTGAAAGATATTCATTTATCTTTTCATATGGAATGTAATGTACACCTTCAGAAACATGTTCTTTATCTGTAGTACAGAACAGAAACACTTCATGACCAAGTTTATAAAACTCAGCTGATAATTCTATATAGGTAGTTTCAACACCATGTACTCCAGCTTCTTTTATCATTCCTCCATAAAGTGGTTCGGGAGTAAGTCCTAAACACATAAATATTTTCATGTGTGTAAATTTTCGACACCACCATAAATTGTTAAGAATACGTTGATCAATATCAGGAAGTAAATTTTGTCTTAAGGACTCCGCTAAATTTTCGGCCTTTTTAAATTCTTTTATATTGTAATAACAAAGTACAAGTTGATCCTTAGGATATTTTTTATAATAATAAGGTTCAAGAAATAGTATCACATCTTCTGGTAACGGCCTTAAGGCTTTTTCATAAAAAAAGGCAGCTTCTTTCCAATCTTTTTTATTAAATACAAGATCACCTAAAAGGCAATAGGCTTCTGATCTTCTATCATCCATTTGTAAAGCTGTCTCAGCCCAACTTTTGGCTTTTTCATATTCCCCTTCTTCTCTGTAACATTTTGCTATGTTAAAAGCTGCATCAAATTTCTCATCCTTGAACCAATTTGGTTGTATTGTTAAATACTTGATAAAGGCTGAAATGGCCATAAGCCGTTCATTAACATCCATATATGTTCTACCAAGATAAAACCAAGCACGTGTGTCATTAGGATGAATTGCAAGGTATTTGGTTAGTATTTGTATATATTTGGTAAACCTTTCCTTTGCTGTTACAGCTTTAGTTGATTTTAAATGTTCATGCCTTACAAGTATCGTTGGATCATCTATAGGATAAACATCTCCTACAATTACTTCATGTACTCCTGGTCCATGAAACTTCCATTTACCATTATTTTTCCACATCCTTATACGGTCATACATTGTATCTATTATGGTATAATCATCAGCTGGTCCTTCTGTAATTTTACAATTAACAGCATCCACCCCTTTACTTGCCCACTCCAATAATTTGGAGTGTCCTTTATATAAAATTTCGTCAGCATCCATCCATAACACATAGTCACCATGACAATGTTCAAGGGCTTTGTTTTTTGTGATTACAAAATCCTCGAAGGGAATTGTTATAATATTTTCCTGGTATTTTTTTATGATGTCATGTGTCTTATCAGTAGAACCAGTATCCACGATACAGAATTCATCAACAATGAGTTTAACTGCCTCGAGTGTTTTTTCTAATATCTCTTCTTCATCTTTTACAATCATTCCAAGTGATATTTTTGGTTTAGTTTTTTCAGTCATTTGTTTTTTTCTCCTAATACGAAAACGCTTGGTGTATCCATACCATCATAATTGTAACATTCAATGATTTTAAATCCTATTCTTTCCAATAACTCTTTAAGCCTTTCTTTGCTTAACATTCCCATATGGAACTGGGAATAATCTAAAGCATCTTCCTCAGTTAATTCCCAAGGATGATTGTAAGTATGTCCTTGTTGACCATAAAAGCAGTGGATAAACCAACGCCACCTTTTTTCTTCAGGAGCAAGAAGAAACTTTTTGCAAAGGAGTTCTATATCTGGCATACCTAAATCAAGCTCCCCACCAATCTTTAAAACCCTGTGCCATTCTTTAAGTGTTCTCCATATGTGTCTGTATGGTATATGTTCCAATGCGTGATGTGAAGATATAACATCAACACTATTATTTTTAAAAGGTAGATATCTCATATCACATTTAACATCGGCATTTTTATCAATATCACATTTTATATAACCAGCCCAATTTGTTCTCCCACTACCTACATTCAACTTTATTTTCCCATCTTTGGTATCATAATAACGTTGTTCCTGCCATTTTATAAGTTGTTCTCGATTGCGTAATAAAGTGGCATTATCAACTGTTATAAGGGACTCATTTATGTCAATTGTATCTACTGGGATATTACCAACAATGTTTCTATATCCTACCGAGTTTGTACAATCAAAATAGAACTGACCCCATTTCTTAAAGTGATAGGCATTTATAATGGCAGGATCATCATGTGTCCAAATATATTTTTTGTAAGTATGATAGACAATGCCATTTGTTATTCCAATTCGGTAGCCTAAGGATTTAACAGTAACACTATAAGTGGTATCAACCGATGAGTTTGGAAAAGGAAGATGTAAGTCAGAAGAAAGATGACCTAATCGTCTACTATCAGATAATTGAAAGTACCCTATTGCCCATCCAATTTCTTTTTCCTGTAACTCAACATCAAAATTGTAATTTGGGTCAAATGTAGAGTAACAAGTAACTAAAGCAAAGTTACCTTTAAACATTGTCGTTAAAGCATTTGGGATGGTGATAGAATCTAAAAATTCAATGTCATCATCGAGGAACAACCAAAACCTTTTTTTAGTTGCTTCAAATTTTAATTTTAATTCGTGGAAATTAAATGCAATAGGTTTATCCGCGATTTGTACAATAAAAGGGATTGAGGGATAAAACTTTTTAACTGATTCTAATAGTCTTGGTAAGTATGTCGTTCTATGTGTAAATGTTCCCATAACGACATTGTTCAAAAGAGCATTCATCGATTAAAATTTTCGTAACGTATTACCTTTATAAATTCTTCAAAGTCATAAAGCTCTATGCCCAGTTTTGGTAAAATGGCAATAGGCATTGGATTAAGTTTAAAAAGCCTTATGGCTGATATAGCCAAATCACTTTGGTTTAAACTAAGAGGAATACCTATTAAGGTCTTTTGCCTGTTTTGTTTTGCTATCAGCATAGGTTTCTTATTATACTTTTTTCCTTCCCTTAATAAAATCATCCACCACGCGGCAAACTTATCAGCGTTGTTTTGCCGTTGTTTTGGTTTTCCTTTTTTCTTTGATTTTTTCTTAGAAGTAACCTTACTGATATCAATCAACGGCCCTTGGAATATAGCAGACTCAAGATGAATGTTGCTTGTAAATTTACATTCAATAATGTAGTTGTCAGTAAGGGAGCTGCCCATTTCATGGATAGCGGTTATGTCACCTGCCGTTACTGTATCTTTACCTTTTTGAAAGCGTACGGTTGCCCGACCTCCGGACATAGATGATCTCCAAAACAAATCATCTCTCTCCCCTTTACTTACCCATAAGGATAATTTAGAACAAACTTCCCGTTCAAATGTAGCACCTTTTGATTTGCCTCCGCCTTGTTTCATTGTTGTTTCCTTTCACCTTATTTGATCTAACGACTTTACATTGGATAAAATCCATTGAATGCCACGAACCCTTGCTATATCAATTAAGGCATCCTTTATTTGTTCTGTTGTAAGATTGTTTTCAAATGTTCTCCAACACTTTCGAACTCTGTTCTCCGGTGCGTTAAGCCTTACAGTTGCAAGCCACCTCCCGTAAATCTTGCTGTAATGATCTTTTGGAGAACAAAAAGAGAAGGATATCCTTTTTCTTTGAGGGTCAATACAAACTGTTGCATGGCCGATAACAGGCGGTTGCTGTCCATTATCATCACAAGATGGTCGGTACTGGACAATGTTAAGTTTTCTCCATTGGACTGTTGGAGTAGATGTTAAAAGTCCTGCCAAAGTTTTTGCTGGTCCTTCTTTCCTTCTCATAATAGGCCTCCTAATATTTTTTGAATTTAGGCATAAAATCAGACTCTATTTGATACCAGAGTCTGGTAACCGTTCTGTCTAACTCTTGTTTTAATTCTTTTCCATTTTCCGGATCCTTGATTGTTTCAGCTACAGTTCTTATTTCTTTTTCAGAAATGCCAAGTTCATCAAGTGCTTTTATTTCCTTGAGCCAGTTTAAAGAAGCTATTACATCGTCTACCCCATAATAAAACATGATAGGAAATTCACATATACGAAATGGTGGCCCTACTTTATTCTTTTTACATTTAGCTTGTACCTCAATTCCTGTAACACGTTCAATCTTTTTGGACACAGTTTTTATCTTTTTTATTTCACTGAGCCAAATTACCTGGGAAGCATAAAAGTCAAGACCATGCCCCCCAGATCTGCTGTACTTCTCTCCAAAGCGTACACCTATTTTATCCCTTATTTGTGAGATAAACATAATGTGCATATTAGCTGTTTTAACCTTTTTTGCGAGACGCCGGAAGAGTTGTGAAAGTTTTTTAGGTTTTGTTACACCATAGGTACCATCTTCCATTTTAGATTCAAGTTCTGTTTTATCAGATAAAGCGTCAAGGCTGTCTATAATAGCTAATACCGGCTCTGGATTTTTTTCCTGTTCTTGTGTTATTTGTTCTAAATCCTCAAACAGTTCTTCAACGGTTGATACATCTTCAATAAATTCTACTATGCCTTTTTCTTCTTCATCCTCTTCATCAGTACTTATCGGAAATCCAAGTACTTTTGCATAGTCTGTATCAAACGCAGCTTCTTGTTCATAATATTTAATACGACCTTTAGGCCAGTTTTTATAAAAGTTGGCACAGGCTTCAATAGCCAATAAAGTTTTCCCTGTGGATTTGTCACCCACGATATTAGAGATACGTTTTAACGGCCATCCACCACCCAAGATACAATCTAAAACTACGCACCCACTGGAAAAGAAATCTAAGTTCTTTTTTTCAGTTAGGAAATAATTACCGCTTTTTTTCTTTTCTTGTACTTCTTCTTCTTCTTCTTTTTCTTCTTCTGTTCTTTCAGGTTCTTTATTCTTTTTCCCCATATTAATTCCTTTAATTGATAAAAGTTAAAGGGGCAAGGATAAAGAACCTTCTTGCCCCTTTTTGATCTTGATCTTGATTATTTCTTTCTCATCTTTGCCAGTCTTTCTTTCAATGAACCGGTGTTCTTCTTTGGCTCCGGTTTTGCAATTTCATACATTGTACAAATTGCATCGGCAATTTCTTCGTCGGACATTTCGGCATATTCTTCTTCAGCAACACCTTCGTTGGTAAGGATCTCTTCCAGGGTGTCTCTATCCATCCCGTGGACACCTTCCCATGTTAGGGTTAGTTCTTCTCCCTCACCTTCGATTCCTTCAGTCTCTTCGGTTTCTTCAGTTGTCGTGGTTGTTTCTTCTTCTTCTTTCTTCTTTGTTGCTTTTGTCGTTGCTTTTGTCGTAGTCGTAGTCTCTTCTTCCTTTTCTTCTTCCTTTTTCTCAAGCCTGGAAGGAGCCAAACCGCCGGCGAACACCTTTGCAATATAATCATAGTCCTTATATACAAGGCAATTTGGAATCGGATTGTCTACAACAAACTGAAGCCATTTTTGTGAAAGGGCTGCATCTTTGTGTAATGGTGAAGGATTTCTACTGATCTTTTCCCCGGTGTACTTTGTGCCTCTGCCTGTGCCGTCCCTGGTAAAGAACACATCATACCCTTTATCCGGATCATCAATGTAAATAACTTCATTGCTGTCTTCATCAACCGAGACAGCACAAATGTTACTGTCAACAGTCCACGGTGCTGCCCAGAGTTTTGGGCCTTCTGCTTCCTTTGATCTGTTAATGATCCAAGACAGCACCCTGTAGGTAGGCTCCAGGGCTTTTGCGGTCTCTTCATCACCTTCTTCTATGGCCTTCTTTTTGGCTTCACACAAGGGACAAGGTTCGCCAAGCATTTTGAAAGGGCATAGGTACGCACTGTTGTCAGGGCCAATGCCATAATGGACATAAATATCCAGGCCGTAATGGATTGAATCACTTGACCAGGTCTGGGGCAAAAACCGTAGTTTGTTGAGTTTGAGTTCTGGAGTAAACATTTGGATATCATCGCGAACAAAGGAGTCCCTGTTCCCTCCCCTCGATGTTGCCCTTTTCCTTACATCATCTGCCGATGGCTTCCTGTAAACAAAACCACCTTTCTTTGTAGAAGTTGCTCCACTTTTTCCTGCAAAAGTCTTCATTTTTCCTCCTTGGATTTATTTTTAAACGTGTTTAAAAAATCCTTTTTAGACTTAAAATAAGCAGCAGAAGCAATACGTATGATTAAATGAATCGTAAAAATCACCCCAATTATTCCACCAAGTATAAGTACTACCGTTTGCCAGGACATAAAACCTCCTTATCCACCAGCCCTGCTCTTTGCTATCTTATCCCTGGTCTGGTGGTAAGCAGCTTGTTTTGGTTTTGTGCTTTGAACACTTACAAGATTAAAATATCCTGAGGTGTACAAATCACTCAAGGATTTAATCATGGAAGCGCGCTGGGAAAATGAATCCCTCATTACACCCCAAAGATCAGCTTCAAGTTTGGCGTCACCAAACTCTTCCTGTGCTTTGGTATAGAGAGGATCAATAAGCACAAGTTCTTGTACTTTTGCTTCTGTGACCTTTTCTGTGGCATGTGTTCTATAGTGTTGTGCCCTTTCAGCCCAGATACGTTCCATTTCATCTTTTTTAGCATCACGAATACTTAGTGTCATGATATGAGCCTCGGCCACCTTATTGTAAAGTTCTGGATGTTGTTCACATACAGTGTCCAATGAGAACTTATCAATCAGTAATAGCTCTTTTGCCTCTTCCAATGTTATTTCATCTTTATCTTTCTTAGCCATATAACTCACCTCCTTTAGCTCTATATATAATTATACGATAAAACTACTTTTCAGCACGGGAGAAAAATATACCAGCAACAGCTATTAACAAATCAGAAAAACCTGTTTGTTGTGAAAAAGGTTTTTGAAACTGTTCAAGCATGTTTAATAAATCAACTGTTTCATTTGATGCTGGTCCTTTCTTATTCATTATAACTGCTGTAAGATAATTACAAACCTGTATACGTATTGATTCCGGATTTTTCTCTTTAAGTATTCTGAGAAGATTTATTAGCTCTTCCCATTTTGTGTTTTTTAACAGCATCCTACAAAGCTCTATTGTTTCTTTTTCCTCATTTGGTTCCTCAAGTATGTCCATAACCTCTTGATAAGTTTTGCACCCAGAACATTGGGATAACAAAACAACTGCCCTTCTTGGACTTCCATAACTTCTACTTGCAATCAACCAAAGAGACTCAGGTGGCATTTTTATATTTTCAAGTTCAGTTATGGCAGTTAATAATTGTTCTATTTCATTACTGTCAACTTCATTAACATTGTACTTATGGCATCTTGTCTGTATTGTTGTTGGTACTTTTGCCGGTTCTGTTGTACAAAAAGAAAAGTATACATGAGAAGGAGGCTCTTCAACTGTCTTTAACAAACTGTTCCAAGCGTTTTTACTGAGCATATGACATTCATCAAGAATAAGAAATTTAATCTTATTTTTACCACCAATGGCGGGATACAATAATTCGTCGGTCAATTGCCTCATATCATCAACACCAGTGTATTTCCCAGCATCTACTTCTATAATGTTAATTGCATTACATCCAAGGTTAGAAGCAATAATCCGGCTCAATGTTGTTTTGCCAGTACCACTTGGTCCTTGAAATAAAAAGGCATGCGGTACTTTCTTCCCTGTAAAAAGGGATTGTAAAGATTTTGTCACATGCTCTTGACCAATAACTTCTTCAAATGATGTTGGTCGATATTTAATGTGTAAATCGTTAATCATAGAATTCTCCTAAGTGCCAATGTTTTGTAATGGCGTTTTGCTATTGTTCCAGATGGAATAAGTTTAATGATTGAATGCTCTGGCCCTTTTTCTACTATTTCTACCTGCATATTACTTTGATGAAATGAAGTTTTCATAAAAATAATATCTCCTTCTTTTACAGTTTCATATTCAACTTTTGTCATATCATCCCCTTTTAAAAATCACCGGTTCTATATACTGCTACTTCTTCCATATGGAACCAGTCCCGTCCTACCTTACATTCAACACTTAATGGTATATCATTTATAAAAGGCCATACTGGTTTAACAAGTTGTTCAGCCATCAGTGGAATATCTTGTTCTAAACGATCCTCATATAAATAATACGTTAAATCATCATGTATTTCTAATACATAAATTAAATCATCCCTTTTCATTTCATAAGCCATTTCATCTGTTCTGTTCCCAGATTCTACAACAATATCAGATGCAGTCCCTTGTATTGGGCTATTAACTATCATGGATAGATCTAAAGGTTCATGGCGTTTCCTTCCTGTTAAGGTTAATACATACCCATGTTTATTGTAAAACTCTATCATTTCCTCTTGCCACTTTTTAACCCCAGCAAACATCTGCCAAAATTCATCATAAAGTTTTTCAACAATTCTGTCAGGTAACCCAAGGGAATGCCCTACTGAATAAACGCCTGCCAAATAAAACCAAGGAAACACAAGTTCATTCTTTGCCCGTTTCCTTACAAATTTGATATGAGCATCTGTTACCTCTGCAAAATTCCTGGCTCCTACAATCCTAGGATATAATTTTAAAATGTTGATTGCCCATTCTTTATGAATGTCATAATCGTTTTTAATTGCTTCTGAAAAAATTGGATCATGGCTTGCCATTGCTATACAACGCGCTTCTATTTGGCCTTGGTCAAAAGCCACCATGACTTTTCCTGGTGGTGCACAAACCATTTCCCGTACCCAAGCACCTTTCTTGTTTGGAAAATTTTGTACATTTACAGGATTTGAAGATGAGAGTCTCCCAGTACCTGTACCTAAATGATTGTATTGTGTATGAACAATACCATCTCTGCTAATCCATGTTGGAGCTGGTTCTATGTAAGTTGAGTATAGTTTAGACTGTTCTCTTAGTTGTATTGAGTATTCAGCACTTTTAATACCTTGGCCTGCAAATTGTTCTAAAACTGTATGGTCTGTGCTATACCCTTCTTTGCTTGTTTTTTTAACCTGGTCCAATCCAAGAATGTCACGGAACAAGACAACTAAATGGTCAGATGATGTTGGTTTAAACTCTGTTTCAAATTGTTTTTCAAACTCCTTTACTTCTGGACAGGAATAAATCTTTTTAAGAGTAGCTGTAATTTGATTCTCCATCTTTATCTTTTGTGTTTTAACAACATCAAGATTAAGACATATTCCTTGATACTGAGACCTTACCAATGTTTTAGCTGTCTTATTTAAAAGGTTTAAAATATCTAACCTGGCATCTCCTAACTTTGGCAACATCATGTGGCACGCTTTATAGGTATACTTTGCATCCCTTCCATTATATCTTAATAGATCATCTAAAGGAAATTGGGATAAGTCCTGGTCTCTGTCAACTGTGCTTTCTCTTTTAACCTTAATTCCAAATAATAAAAGACAAACACTATCTAAGCTGTGTAATTTTGTCTGTTTATTTGTTCTTTCATTTAGTAGGTAAGACATTGCCTGTGTATCAGTCCATTCTGTTTCATATAAAACACCAGGTCCAAAACGATGATGAAACCATTCCAATTCAAATTTTAGATTATGTACAATTTTAGTTCCAGAAGTGTAAAGAAAATCTTCGAGAATATTGAAAAGGGTTTCTATAAGAACAGGTTTATCTGGTACATTCCAGGCTTTTGGATGATCCAAAGGAAAGGCTATAACTTCTTCATCTGTTCCTATTGCTACTGAAAGCATCCTAGGTTCCTTTTTAAAAGGACCTACCAAATCAAAAGGCCTTAACCCTATTGTTTCTATATCAAGTGCAACATCTTTTTTTGTTTTGAAATAATCTAAAGCCTCTTTAATTGTTTCAAGATCTTCTTCTTTTTCACCAAGAACTGTTACAATGCCTTCATCTAAATTAGATGCAACAACTTCGGGTTTAGGCCTTTTCTCTTGGAGAAGCCAGTCTTTTAATCTTTCAATATCCCTATTAAAGGTTGCTTCCCAAGGATCATCCTTTTTGTTTTTCCCTCTTAGAATATAGGAAGGGTGTATCATTGGATACAGCCATGTTTTAAATCCTCTGATACTTATAGGAACAAACCTTCCCCGCCACATTGTGATACCTTCAACACCGAGGCACCATTTTAAAGGGATATTACCAAAGGCAACAATGACAGCAGGTTTGTATTGGAGAATATCATCTTCTATAGATTTACGACAGCATTCTACTTCTAATTCTGTCGGGGCTCTGTTAGATCCCTTAGCCGTTCTTGGCCTACATCTTGCACAGTTATTCCATCGAATGAACTGATCAAGGTCTTCATTGAAAACATTTTCAAGAGCCATCCTTAATATTTGGCCACTACGTCCAATAAACTGTATTCCTTGATAATCTTCATCCTCACCAGGAGCTTCCCCTAAGATATAAATAGGTCCAAAGAACCCAATAGAAGATGTTTTTTCAAAACCTGTTGGTTTCATTTTAGGAGAGTTTAATTTTGGCAGTCCTGCGGTTGGTTTGTTTAATGGACAGGCCTTACACCCTTGTGCATATGCAAGCTCTTGTAAATTGTCCAATCCCTTTTTTGATTTTTTAGCTGTAGCTTTTGTGTTTTGATAAAAGAATCCCATAACTGGTTAAACCTCTGTTGGTGCTACAATTAAATGGAGGAAGGATTCGTCTTTCCCAATAAAAACTGTTCCTTCAGTTTGATTGAAGGTAAAAGTCTTGGTAGCCAACAGACCATTTTCTAACAGTTTTGCATCTATGCGAAAATTCATAGTAGGCAAAGACTTTTCTAATCCCACATCTTCTTTTAAATTTCCATGTGGACTTTGTGTAAACAATGTCAACTTCTTTTTGTTTACCATTACAGAAACAAACTGATCTATTTCATCTGACAAAAAGATCAGTGCCCTATTTAAACAAGGCAAGAATTCTTCCGTTCTCGTCTGAAGAACCAAGTCTCCGGTAACATACTTTTTTATTGCTGCTTCATAATCCAAGAAATCAATTTCCGTTTGTACTTTGGTATAAAGAAGAATATCTGAAAAATATACCAAGACAAAATCATCTCCCAGATATACTTCTCCCTCGTTTTCTTTTCCTATAAGTGTCAGTAATGATGTAAATAACTTTGGAAGAAGTAATTTGAAAGGTTTTGAATGTAAGGAAGGTAATACAAACTTAGATAACGTTTTTAAATCTGTTGCATAAATCCCAGCTTCTTTTTTGGAGTTAATAAGTGTTACTCCATAAATATTTTTCGTGGCTGGATTATCACTTACAGACATTAAACACTTACCTAAGCCAAGAATAAAGTCTTGTGTTAAGGGAAAGGAAGGCAACCCATCTGTATTTGGTAAATCAAATATAAAATCTTCCTTGCTTATAATAGGAAGTTTTGCTATGTTCTCTCCAACCTTTACATGGATTTCCTTATCCTTTGGTTCAATGAGCAGGTCTTCAATTGTAGAATAGCTACTTACAAGTTTATAAAAAACCTCACCTGGTATGCCACATTGAAGGCCACTATCAAAGAGTGCAACCGTTGCTTGTGTTCCATTAAAGGTAGTTACCGTGTCCGTGTCAAAACAAAAATGGGATAACATTGGAACAAGAGCATGGTTACTGATGCAAGGTTTTGTAAGTTCAAGAACTCTTAACAAGTCGTTTGTTTTCATTATTCTCCTTTCTTATGAACCTTTTTCTTTGTCTGGCGTATTTTAATTCCAACAGATCTTGTGTATGCCGTTTATAAAAGAAGCTTGGCAAAAACTTTATATCATCAAAGTATTTAACTATACGCTCTAAGGATTCTATTGTAACAGATGCACTTGGTTGTCCAGCGAAGTAAATATTGCCACCTTCCCAACCATTAAAGTTCTCCTTATGCCAAACTTTAATAGCCTTCTCAACACCCTTATAAAATTTAAGGTTGAGAATATCTCTTGGCCAATATTCCATAGTTTGTTCCATTGTAAAGCCAAAAGATGCTACATAGTTTTCAATTACCTGTTGGGATAGTTTAAACTGATGTAGGTAATGTTGTATTCTGTGAAGTGATCTATCTGTTACCGGTATTGTAGCTGGACGTTTTAAATGACTAAACCCTAGGACTTTTTTCTTCTTCCATATAGGAGATGGAATAATGATTACTCCGTTTCTGGCAAAAGCTGTCCAACTACTTGCATCAACACTATACCAGGGATAACGTTTTAACAAAGGGACAGCATTAACAGCAAACCCATGAGTTTTAACTATAGGCTGATTATTCTGTCCTTTGATTGTTTTAAAAACTTTATCTCCAAAGGCAATGTATTTTGCTACAGATATATCTTGTCCTAAACCGCCGATCCCTACATAGTCATACTTCTCGATGTATTTATGGAGCCATTTAAAATCTTCTCCATAATGGAATACTGGTAAAGGTTTTAATCCACAGGATACAAAATACTCTTGCATTTCCCAAGACAGTTCAGGATTAAAGATAATATCAAGTGTAACGTAAAACTCAAAGTAATCCTTTGTCTCATGTAAGAACTCAATATAGGATTCTAGGTAGCGTTGAAACTTAGGGCTTTTTGTATATTCATATTTAGACCCTAACCTGGAGGCTAACCCTTTAACCCCTGCTTGTCCGGCAAAGAATATATTGTAAAGTGTATGGGCGCCACTGTCTTCTGATATAGTTATGTTTGTCATAGGAGAGAATGACCGCGTTTCTTTACAATTTGGTTGAACTGTCTGTCACTTAATCCTTTTAGGATCTCTACAATACACCGTAGTTCAGGACATCCATTCATTTCTGAGGATGATACACACTCCCTCAACGAATACTTACAATCACAAAAACGTGGGGGTTCGCCATATCCCCTGTCATACTCACAAGCAAGTCGCTGTTTTGCTGTGAAATGTTCTATTAAATACTCTCTTTTGGCAAAGAACATAATGTTTTCTCCTTTCTTAAAATTTTTGGAGTAAGAAATTGAATTACTATTCCACGTGATTTTTTCATCTCTAAATGACCTTGTATTCCAAAGTCATCTTTTTTATCAATAACATGTTTCCCATGTTGTATCCTTATAGTTATATAATGTCTGGTAAAAACCAAGTGCATTTTATTTCTCCTTAGCATTGGGCAGGTAGCAGACCCCGCAGACTTCTAAGCCCCTCAGTCTTTCTTATCTGCTCTTTTTGGCTCTTTGGCATCTTGCCTGCCCAGTCTTACTTTCTTGGCGCCTACTTCTTCTTTTCTGGTTTGTATTTAATCTTACCACCAGATTGAGCCGCGAGAATGGCCTGGATCTTTCCTTCGACAGAAGCATCCTTCAGCTTAAAGGGGTTGATCTTGTAATAACCTAAAACAATAGCCAGATTGGTCACCTTCAAAGCTCTAAGGCCTTCTTCTGAATAAGGAACACCTTTTAATACCTTTGCTCTGTTCTTTTCTTTTTCCTTATCCGTCATTCTTGCCTTTGCCATTTATTTCCTCACCTCCTTTCCTTTAGATGGATATTGTTGCATAAGGAACAACATTATAGAGATTGCCTTTGCTCCTTTATGTAAAAAAACCTTTTTCAATTGATTTACCTGTTCCTGCATCTGGTCATAATGTAAAATGAAATATTCAACTAAATTTATCATCTCTTGAATTGCATCTTCGGTTCCATTTGGGTCATATTGAAAAATAGGATCATACATTTCCATGTAACTAAGCCGGGCAGGTACGACCGGAATACAATTCAAGATTACAGCTTCTTGCATGGCTATTCCCCATGTTTCTTGTAATGCAAATGAAACAGCAATTTTGGATTTTGCTAAGATCTTATAGTATTCTTCTTTTGACTTACAAACATCTTTTGTCTTGATAAATTTCCAATCAGGATATTTAAAGGAAAGCTGAGTTTGTAA